ATTAAATAGCCTTACTGTCGAGGAATTAGATCGGTTACAAAATGACGGGGAAGGCGAGACTTCTCGATTATCACAAGTCGAAGATCCGACGGCAGAAAAAGCACTCGACCAAGTCCTCGAAGACCTTACACCACCTAGCATCGATTTATCATCGTTAACTACAAGAGAAAAGGCTGTTATCGAAATGTTCTATTACAAAGAATATTCATCGAATAAAATTGCTAAAACACTCAATATTAAACCTAGTGCGGTCCATGAGGCTAAAAGTCGAGCATTATTTAAGTTACGAGAAAGCATGACGAAGGAGAAGAAATAACCATGAATCTTAAAATCAGAAGACAACGTCCTGGCGAAGAACCTAATATTTATGTCGATCTTCTTGAAGACAACATCGTTATCGTATCGACATTCTATTTGAGAGCCCTTGTATATGGGGCGCTGGCACTCATATTCTTATTAGCTTATTTCCTCATCACACTATTTAACTAAATAATATATATAAGGAATAATACAACATGACATACACTAAACAACAGAAGAATCTTATTAAAGAACTATTAGATAAGTCTAATAACTATCTAGAAAAACCTCTTTTTAATGAAGACCATCCTTATTACAACACAAACTTAGCTAGAAAATACCTTGAACGTTATAAAGAGGCTAAGATTAACCTTAAACAGTCTAATGCATTAACTAAGCTCTACGATCAAGATATCTCACGTTTCGACGACGAGGAACTACAGAACTTACTCCAGGAATATAGGCGTCAAGAAGTACAGTCGCAAAAAGAGTATATTAAAATTCAACAAGAAGTCATTAATACGATCAACCAGGTAGAGGATGCCCGCCATAAGTTATTATTAACTAAGTATTATTTAAACGATATCCCGTTAGTACAAATTGCTAGTAATTGGGAATTGTCTTACACACAGAATAAAGGATGTACTTTTAGAGCTATTAAATATATCCTAGTCGAAGCTCTTAAACAAGTATGTGTTATTCTACAGGGAGATAACTAATGGACGATGAATTAATGATTATATTATTTTTAATATGCGTCGGTATGTATTTGCCGATGATTATATTTTCTTTAATCTGATTTTTAAATACGCACAACTACATCAAAAAAAAATAACGGCGGCCGAACATAATCGACCGCCTTTTTATTTTTATTAGCTACTACATTATCTCTTATATATAACAATATATATAACAATAATAAAACATTATCTAATATCTTTTCCCCTGTTTTCCCCCATAACAATATAATATATATACTGTAAGAGTAATACAATACATAATATATACCTCCTATTATTTTTGTAACAATACTTTTACATGTGAATGTCATATTTGAATTCCTTTCTTCCAAAATTTACTACTTAAGAAAAAAAGATGCCCTCCTAACAAGAGGGTACTTTTTTTATCCTTAAAACAGAACATACATTCGTAGTTATAAATAATTGCTTACTACTTATATATATTAATACAACGAAAAGAGGTGAGACTCATCGCCATATCAGAAGATCCCAGAGGCAGAATCGTTGTCGATGGGTACACTCTAACTCCTAAGCAAGCTCGGTTCTGTGAAGAATACGTTTCCAATGGTCATAACGGCTCTGAAGCTATGAGACAAGCGGGTTATGCATGTCGACACGAGAAAGCGGCTGGTAACATGGCTGTGGAAAACTTAGGTAAGCCTGCTATAAGGGCCTATATCACAGAACTAGAGCGACGTTTCCAACAACGCAACGATCAACGTGTAGCAACCATAGAAGAACGTCGTAACCTTCTCACACAATGGATATACGATCAAGAAATGAAAGCTACAGATCGATTAAAAGCACTCGATATCTTAAATAAGATGGATGCAGCTTATGAACAACGCATCAAAATGGACACGACGATTAATAATCCGGTTCAATCTCTTACGACAGAAGAGCTCAGAGCCCTAATTGAGAAAGAACACGATTAACTTAGCCTATGTATTTTTAATCACATACGAACACATACGAACACTAAAAGGAGGTGATACGAATTCCACAAGTAAGCCAAATGAGAATGACGCCAGAGTTAAAACGACGAATTCAGTACGAAGCACGTTTAGAATTAGCTCGACGTGAGTTCTTCGACTATTGTGAGTTAATGGCTCCCGATTTTTATAAACGCTCGCGCCAATATCTCATTTATTTAACCTCTGTACTTCAGAATTTCGTAACACACTCCAATAAGAAAGTATTAGTTGTATCTATGCCACCACGTTCTGGTAAATCTAGAACAGCTACTAAATTTGTAGAGTGGTATCTCGGCAAAGATCCGACACAAAAAATAATGACGGGATCTTATAACGAAACACTGTCGACACAATTTGCTAAATCGGTACGAAATGCTATACAGACTAATAAAGCTGATCCATTTACACCGGTCTACTCCGATGTATTTCCCGACGTAAGGATTAAACAAGGCGATGCGGCCATGAACATGTGGAGCCTCGAAGGTCAATACTCGTCTTATCTTGCTACATCTCCTTCTGGTACTGCTACCGGTTTCGGCTGCTCCTTAATGATCATAGACGACGTTATTAAGAATGCACTCGAAGCTAATAATCAACTTACGAAACAAGCTCACTTTGAATGGTTCACTAATACGATGCTCTCCAGACTTGAAGAGGGCGGCAAAATCATTATTATTATGACACGCTGGGCGTCCGACGACTTAGCTGGTCGTATTATTAATCACTTCAAAGACGATGCCGAAGTCGTGTCACTTAAGGCACTCCAAGACGACGGTACGATGTTATGCGACGAAGTACTCTCCCGTGAGTCATACGAAGAAAAAAAGAAGCTAATCTCTCCCGATATCTTTTATGCCAACTACCAGCAAGAGCCTATCGACCTTAAAGGACAGCTTTACTCATCGTTTAAGACATACGATAAGCCTCCTCAATTTGAGAAGATACAGTCTTATACAGATACGGCCGATACGGGTACCGATTATTTATGTTCGATCATATACGGCATCTATCAAAAAGAAGCTTATATCCTCGACGTGATTTATACCAACGAGCCGATGGAAGTTACAGAACCTCTCGTAGCAAAACATTTGTTCGATTATAAGGTTAACGAAGCGTACATCGAATCGAATAACGGCGGCCGAGGGTTCTCTCGACAAATCATTCATTATTTAACAGATACTTATAACACTAATTACACAGTAATAAGACCATTCCATCAGTCTAAGAATAAACAATCTAGAATTCTTTCTAATGCTACCTGGGTAATGGAACATATATACTTCCCGTACAACTGGCATAACAAATATCCAGATTTCTATAAAGCAATCACATCTTATCAACGTGAAGGCAAAAACCTACACGACGATGCTCCCGATGCACTTACAGGCGTCGCCGAAAAGATTAATACACAAACTCCTATATTCTCATTCGATTAATAAAGGATATCCAATGAATACTACTGAACAATGGATCGACATTATACGTCAGAATCGAGGCGTATCGGAACAAGAATTCGTTAAAGCCGAACTCGAAAAGTTTCTATTCTCCTCTAAACGACGCAAAATGATCCTTTCCCGTAACTATTATCTCGGGAAACAGAATGAACCTAAGCATCTTATCTACACACAGAAGAATAAGATGGAAGACGCTTCTGGTATTATCCCGAATAATAAGATCATTAATAACCTATTCGACGACTTAGTCGATCAGAAAACAAATTATTTATTATCTAAACCGATCGATACTCAAACTAACGACGATATTGATTTAACTGAGTACTTTAATCCAAGCTTCCAGAATCTACTTAAAGAATTAGGTAAAGACGTATATCAGTGCTCTATCGGTTATCTGCATCCATATATCAATGATAAAGGCAAATTATCCTTTAAGCGTTTTAAGCCGGAAAACGTTATCCCGTTCTGGTATGACGACGAGCACAAACAACTCGATGCATTTATTTACTTCTATGATGTAGAGATATATCAAAACACGAATCTAACGACGACCGAAACACACGTCGAATATTATTTACCGGAAGGCGTACATTATTACACGTACACTAACGGTTCTATATATCCCGACACGACTAAATACAATACGTCATATATTCAGAAGAACGATATCTCGTACAACTGGAAATCAGTTCCGTTGATCTGGTTTAAGCCTAATTCAGACGAGACATTCTTAATCGACCGCATTAAGACACTTCAAGATGCCCTTAATCAAATGTTATCTAACTTCGCTAATGTAATGAGTCAAGACGTACATAATACGATTCTTGTAC